AGCGAGAGCTGGCTCGAGGTCGCGGTGGAGATCACGGCCGAGAGGCTGACGTCCGCAGACAGGTCGGTCGACGCCACGCTGGAGAGCGAAGTCGCGGCCGAGAGCACGGACGAATTGGAGAGGCCCAGCGACGTGGCCGCGGAAGTGATCGCCGAGACCGAGATCACGTTGCTAACGACGGCCAGGGTGCTCAGGAAGGAGCTGTTCTCGGTCGAGAGCGAGGTTGCGAGGCTGGCCACGGTCGACACACCGGTCGAAGTGGAGCTATCGGCCGACACCTGCAGGGAGATGTCGGTCGTGACGACCGCGAGGGCGCTCTGGGCGGCGATCAGGCCGCTCGAGACCGCGGTCACCAGGCTCAGGCCCGAGGAGAGGCCGGTATTCAAGGCGGTGACTTCAGATAGGACGCTGGAGACGCCGACCGTGGCGGTCGACAGCGAGCTGGATAGGCTGGTGAAGGCGCTGAGGCCAGAGGAAACGTGGGCGCTGGTGGGCGAAGCGCCGTCCGCGACTAGAGTGGAGATGGCGGTCGAGAATAGGACGCCATTGGAGGTCGTTCCAGACACGATCGTGCTGAGCGACGTGGCGCCGCTCAGGGCCGTTGAAGCGATCGATGATACGGAGGTCGCCGAAGATAGGGCGCCTGACGTGATGCTCGATAGCGAAGTCTGGATGGAGAGCCCAACGCTCGCGGAGCCGGAGATCTGGACGTTTAGGCTCTGGCCGCTAGTAATCTGGACGGTCTGGCTGGCCTGGGCCGAGAGAATGCTGGAGACGCCGGTCGATACCGAGGTGTCAGCGCTGATCACGGTCGACACGGATCCGGTCAGCGTCAGACCAGCCGGATCCGCGCCGTTAAGCACCTTCGTCTGGGGGAAGGCGTCACGATCTCGGACTTGGGATCCGAGCGTTCCAGCAATGCTCACGTACCCGGCCATCCGGATCTCCTAATGTTTGGCCGCCAGCCCACTCTGGGGAGGACAGGCCCGGTTTCAGCCGGCGGCCCGGCCCACGCGCGGTGGCGAAGGCCGATGGGGTTAGTTTACCGTGTTGAAGTTCAGCCCGATGTTCCCGGCGGAAGCAGCGCCGGAAGCGACCGTGTGAACCGCGACCACGACGTCGATATAGCCACCTGGATCCGCCGCGAGGCCGACCGCTGCCCACAGCGGAGAGTTCCGCAGGTTGGCGTTCAGGTTCGACAGCGCGTCGATCTTGGCTCCCGCGCCCGATTGGGCGAAGGCGACCGCGGCGGCGAAGCAGTTGACCGAGATCACCGTGCCCTGAAGGGCGGCCGGCGTTCCGTCGATCGTGCTATCGCTGTAGTAGGCACCGATATCGACAGCCAGCCCGGTCGAGGCGTCAAGCCCGGTCGTGCAGTACAGCTCCGCGAACTTCGGGATGCAGGACGTCGGCAGGCGCACCAGCTTGTAGGTGGAGGCCGTGGACGCCAGGCCGCCCGACGTCGCTAGGACGAAGTCGGAGTGGTTGACCACCCGACCTGGCGCGCCGATACCTTCGGTGAGCTGAGTGGGGGCCGGCGGTTGAGAAATGGTCCCGTCAAGGGTGGTGATGGACGGGGACTTGACTGTATCAGCAGCCATGATCAGTGCTCCTTACGGCGTAATGTCGGCGCCGGTGCTATCTTGGCACTGGACCTGCACGACCTTGCCCGGCTGGGTCCGGGTCGCCCCGAACGAAACCATGGTATAGATCTGGTAGGGGTGCCCAGACAGGTCGTTGCGCTGGCTGGCGATGTTGGTCATATCCCGCCAGATGCCGAGATACATCCCGGTCTTGGCGAAGGCGATGCAGTTCCGGATGTTGTTGGACACCTGGAGCCGCTCGGACACGACGATGTCGAAGCCGAGGAAGCGGGTAATCTTCCCGTCGACCAGGACCGGCTTGTCGTTGAACTCGGTCGATACGACCTGCACCTGCTTCAGCAGGTCGGCCTCTTGGGTCGAGCCGATGATCAGGCACAGCGGGTCCGTGTCGAAGTCGACATGGTAGTGCCGGAACGTGCGCTTGATCTCGATCAGCTTGGCCACGGTCAGACCGACCGAGGTGCCACCGGCGCCGAAGCTGGACACGACGGAGAAGCCGACGTTGCCCACGGTCGTGCCGTTGTTGAACGTCTCGGCCGACAGCGACGCGGCATCCTGGCCGGTCTGGCTGGTGGCGAAGGCGTTGGCGATGATGCAGTCGTCCCAGCCGCGTCCGACCGCCATCGCGGCGTTGTCGGAATACTGCGCCTTGGGATCGACGATAGTCTTCAGCTCATCGAAGCTATCGATCAGCTGTGCGATTTCACCGTCTTGCGGGAAGACCCAGCGCCGGGTGAAGTCCACCTCGGTGCGTTGGATCGGCGCGAAGCGCCCGGCAGGCGCCTTCAGCTGGATGGCGGCGACCTGGTTGACCGGGGACGCCATCTTACCGACGTGGAAGCCTTCGCGCAGCTTACCGCGTAGCTTCGATCCCATTTGCTGGAGCTTCAGCTCCAGGACGGTCGTGAATTGGGTCGTGTAGAGTTGGAAAAGGCCTGTATCAGCCACGATAGTCTCCAGGGTTCAAGATCACGAAGAGACCGTGTCCGGAAACCGGGGGTCGGGCTGAAGCCAGTGGCGGCCTTTTCAGGTGTACGCCGAGCCTCTAAATCGAAAGCTAGACGCTCGCCTTCGGGGCGTCAAGAACTTTTTCCAGCAGCAGGCGATATTTTTCCTGATTAGTCTCATTTCCGATATGGACGTCCCAGACCGCGGCTTGATCCTCCTCGCGCGGCCCGTCGTGGTTATTGATAGCGTCAAGCAGAGCACCGCCGCCCTGTAGGGGCTGGAAATCGTCGTAGTAGTAGCCAGCTGAGGCAATCCGCTTGGAGTTGTGGATCAAGGGATACCCGAGGTACAAGACGTCCCAGTAGAGGTAGTTCAGGTCGTTCTCCCACTGATGCGTGATGACGCAGTCGACCTCACGGCCGAGCATAGACACGACACCGTGGCGCGCCTCCGCGGTCACCTTAGCCGCCTTAGCAAGACTGGTCTCGGTCACGTAGCTTTCGAAGTGCGGCCGCCCCTTCAGGTGCTCGGCGCAGAATAGCATCATGCGTCGGATCGTGGCCGGCTGCCGCCGGTGCGCCGCCTCAGCCACTAGCAGTGGTATATGGAAGCTCTTCACCACGTTGATGTTGGGGTCGAAGGTGGCCAGGCTCCAGGTTTTGGGCCTGCCCTTCCAGGCTGGGTTCAGTCCAAGCGAGGCAATGGCGTGCTCGATGCAGGTCGGGGCCCAGATATGCGGCGCGACTTCGGGCGGCCCCGCGTTCATGCGGGCGACACCGGCGTTCATGTGCCAGTGCTGTGGCGTGATCCACACGGCGTCGAAGCCGTCAGGGCTCACGACGCTGCCGCGGCCCGCGACGTCGGCTGGTAGGAACACGCTCTCGAAGTTCATGACTAGGGCGTTGCCGGCCATATAGCTGACCAGCTTACCGCCGCGCTTGCGGAAGGGCTCAGTGAAGTCGCGCTCGAGGCGGATACCCAGCTCGATGATAATGTCCAGTTTTTTTGCCTCGGCGGCGTCTCCGATCACTGGGATCTTGAAGCATTCTCCGATCGGATGGCTCTTGTCGCCGAAGGGATAGCTGACGAGCGAGACCTCGACGTCAGGGTTCTTCTGGAAGAGAAGCGCCAGGTAGACGATATTCTGGAAGATCCCATTTGACCATAGGACACTTGGCACGTCGCTGGCATGGGACGCGGTGATACCGACGCGGATCTTCCTACGGGGCTTTTGAGCGGGCACGGGATATCCTCCGGGGTTTCAAGGTAGCCTAGTTATCTCCGTAGGCTAGAAGGTGGAGATCCGCCATCTCCTTGTTCTCGGCGATACCACCGCCCAGATATCGGGTGACGAAGGCGCTATCAGCCTTCAGTTCGGAGATACGGGCCGTGGCGGTCTCCTTGGTGTAGCGCACGCCGCCGCTTGGGCCGCCTCCGCTTACAAATTTGTCTTCGCCCAGTTTCAATCCGACGGCCAGGAGCATCTGCATAGTCTCGGCGCGGCCGGCGGTCTCACCCAGCTTCTGGATCGCCGCGGACATCTTGGCCTGGTCGAAGTTGGCCGCCGCCATGATCGCCGCATAGGCGTTATCGGCGATGACCTTGTTGGCCTCGTAGTTCGGGCCCCAGCTCTGGCGAAGCGCCTCCATGGCGCGGGTGGCCTCGGCGAGCTGGGTGGCCGACTGGGCGGCGGCGCCGCTGCTGGCCTGCTTGATGTAGGCCTCGCCGAACTTGGCCGCGGCGGCGGGCGAGAGCTTCAGGTCCACCGCCTGGGCGCGGATGAAGTCCTTAGTCGCAGCGTCCACCTCGGTGCCATCGGCGTTCTTGAGCGCGTCCAGCTTATAGTCGTCGGCATTCTTGGAATAGCCGAGCTTCTCGTAAACCGCATCCCATTCCTCAGGCTTGGCGTCGGCGGCCGGCAGCTTCAGGAGCTGCTCCTTCGGGACGCCGATATAGGCCTGCGCCTCGCGATGCGCCTTGGCGGCCTCGAGGAAGGCGGCCGACGGGTCTTTATCCGCCAGGCCGCGCTGAGTGATATAGTTCTGGGTCTCGGCATCGAAGCCGGCAAACCACTTGGCGTCAGCCGGCGCGGGGGCGGGTGCTGGTGCGGGATCGCCTTCAGCCATTGTCTTCATCCTCTGGTTTAATCTTCATCACGACGTAGCTATCACCGACACGTCGCTGAAGCAAGTCTTCGATCGGGAGTTTCAGTTCAGCCTGGATACGAAGCCAGACCTCTCGGCGTCCTTCGAGACGGGCGTGATGTCGAGCATCCTCGCTCCAAGTTGGCTCGTCAGCTCGACAAAAGCGAGCAAGATCACCTAGGACAGTAGCACTTGCAGGGCCTGCACCGAATACAATCTGGTAGGCGGTCTGAAGTTCTGCTGTCTCGTGGAGAAGTTCCTCAGCCTGAGTTTCCGTTATCTGCTTTGCCATGTGTCCTTCCCATGGACCAGTTCTCCCGGCCCCTGACCTTGTAGCTCGGAGCCGCCCATATCTCGTGCGTCTCGTCTATGATGGTCACATAGAGGAGGTTGTGCTCTTCGCCGTAGTCGATAATTGCGAAACATAGACCCTTTCCTTTGCCTTCAACTTCGACAGGTAGGACTGGGTTAAGCTGGGTCAGCATCCTTTACTTCCTTCGCGGCGCGGGCGGCTTGGAGTGGAGATTGCCAGTCCCAGTAGCCGTTACCGGCCTGGAACGGGTGGTTGGTGCCATCGAGGGTCCTAACGGCTGGCTGGTGCGCCTGGTGCGGAACATCGGCGAGTTCGATCGGGGAGACGCCCGGCATGAAGACGGTCAGGGTCAGCCCGTGGCCGATGTCATTCGTCACCAGGGCCGCATAGGGGCCCTCGTAGCGCTTGCCGTAGCCCTCGGTGAAGCCGATGCGCTGCATGAGCTTGGGGTTGTAGTAGTCGACGAAGGTGCCGACCCGGGGCTTACCCGGCACATGATTGGTAGACATCTATTGTCCTCCTGGGCCACCAGGACCCTGCGGTTGCTGTTGTGGCACACCTTGTTGCGGCTGTCCACCGCCTGGTTGCGGGGGCGGGCCGCCGGCCTTCTGTACGGTCGCCTGGGCCTTGATCATAGCCGCCTGCGCCGGCAGCGCCTGGAGCTGCGCCTGACGTTGCGCCTCCTGAGCGCGGCTCTTGCGCTTCTGGGCGATGGTGTTGTCGTCGTTGAGCCAGCGCTCCGGAACCGCCTGGATCATGGCGGTCTCTCGGGTGGAGACGTCGAAGTTGAAGACGTCGAGCGGGCTCGGATCCTGGGTCGCGTTCACGACCTCGAGAACCGACTGTATGGTGCGCTGTAGGCCCGCCACATCCTGCGCGCGTTGAGCGCGGGCCAAGGGGCTCGTGTAGACCACGTTGTAGGCGCCGTGCCGCTTGACGATGTCGGGCATGGGCGGGAGCTTGCGCATGCGGACCAGCAGGTCCAGCTCGCGGTGGATCAGCGGGCCTAGATACTCGGACTGCTGGCGGCCGACGGTCGGGGCGATCAGGATGCCCTTCTCGTTGGTGCGCTCGATCACCTCGGTCGCCGTCATCGTCGGCGTCTCGGTCAGGATCTGGAACAGCGTGACTAGGAAGGCGTCGTTGATCAGAGCCCGCTCCTCGTCCATCATCTCCTTGGTGACCTGGATCTGGCCGGTCGGTAGGATCCCGATCAGCGGCCGGCCCTCGGCGGACATGCCGCCCTTGTTGATGGCCCCGGGCTTCATGGTGGGGTCGACCAAGCCGTCGTCATACGTCAGCAGGGTCGGGTCGGCGGCCCGATGGCCGACCTTCAGGAAGGTCGCCTTCTCGGCGTTCAGGGTCTTCAGCGCCGGAAGCACCTGCATGGCCGGCGAGCGGCCGTAGGTCTCCATCGGCGTCTGGACGTAGCGGCCGATCGCATAGGGGAACGAGCGGAAGCCGCCCTCGGCGAGTAGCGCCCGGCCCTGGATCGAGATGTACTGGGAGCTATAGGGCATTCCCTTCGGGCCCCACGAGCCCTCCTCGTAGTCCGTCCGCGGCTGGACGCAGTGTAGGAAGTCGTACATATTCTCGGACTTCTGCTGCATGGCCGCTAGTAGCATGGCTGGGATATTCTCGCCGAACTTCTGGAAGGCCTGGCGCGCGGTCAGCTTGAACCATCGGATCACGCTGTCGATGCGGCCCTGGTGGTTCTCGCGGATGAACAGTTCGCCGATCGGGATATTCTTATAGCGTAACTTGTTGACCGGCTTGTTCCAGTCGTCGTAGGCCTGGTCGATGAAGAGGCCGCCGGTGCCGTAGGCGCCCAGCGAGTAGTAGACCTGCTGGTTCCCCGCAGTGAAGTTCGCGATGGCGTCGTAACGCTCCTGGAAGGCGATCTTGGTGGCCTGCTCATACCAGAGCCGGGCGTCGCGGTTCGCCATCACGTCAGTGTCGTCCGACGCTAGTTGGTGCCAGAGCTGGTTGCGCGGCGTCAGCAGGCTATCCAGGATCGCCGAGAAGCGTCCGAGTGCCATCATCCCGGTGGCGTCCACCTGACGATCGGTCTTTTTTTGGCCGGGCCAGTTGTAGTTGCCGTAATAGAACGTATTACGCGAGGCGGGGTCGATCAGCTCGGCGATCTCCTCCCAGTGCGACGCGGTGGTGCTGCGCCATAGGTTCAGCTCGCCGAACTCCTGCAGGCGCGCGGTGACGACCTGCTCCTCATATCCGTCCTGCGCCGGGGCCGCTAGCTTCGCTTCGTCGATCGCCATCTAGCCCCCACTCACTCCTGTGCCCATGAGGGCCTGCAGCGCCATGCCGCCTGTGTTACCGGCGCCGGTGACGCCCGGGCCCAGCGCCAGCGCACCAAAGGCGGGCGCCGGCTGGTTCGCGCCGAGGAGCGCTTTCTTGCGCCGATCGAGCACGTCCGACATGACCTGCTGCTGCAGTTCAGCGCCTAGGCCAAGGTCGAGACCGGCCTGGCTCGGTGCGAAGGGATCGGGCATAGCCATATTTTATCTATAGCTCCATCACTGTCCGGTAAACAAGTCCCAATCGTTGACGCCATGCGCCATGGCGACGCCATCGGCGGTCTGGCTATTCTTACGAACGTAGTCCTTCCAGCTCGAACCGTTGAGGTTGCCCATCGGAACACCGCCGACGCAGAAGCGCTTGGCCATCATGACGAGGATCCGCGTGGCCGACATCAGGTCGTCGTGGACCTTGACGATCTCGCCCTTTTCGTCGCGGTGGTAG